GTGTATGTACTTGCCATATCTAAATTACCTTTAAGCTGCCATGTCTAACCAATCAGGTGTTTGAGAATCATCTATTTCTGACCAAGAAGCAGATTGTGCGTCATCAACAGCACTCCAGTTAGGCGTCTGAGAATCATCTATAATGCCCCAGACAAGAACTGATCCTACCTCACCAGACGCAGAAACGCCTGTAACAGTGACATTAGCGTCACCCGTAGCAGTAGCGGTGCCTACAGATCCCGTACCTGCAACACCCGTAGCCGTTACATTGGAATCTCCGGTAGCAGTAGCGGTGCCTACAGAAGTTGTTCCGGCCACACCTGTAACAGTGACATTAGCGTCACCCGTAGCAGTAGCGGTGCCTACAGAAGCCGTCCCTGCAAGGCCGGTAACAGATACAGTGACACCTGTTCCTTCAGTTACTGTAACAGAACCAACTGCACCTGTGCCTGCAACGCCTGTCACACTGACACTGGCATCACCTTCAACCGTTACCGAACCTACGGCACCTGTGCCTGCAACACCGGTAACTGAGACAGGAAAAGCCTCACCCCATGTGCCAGACCCCCATGTACTACGCCCCCAGCCGGTAATTGCTGCCATTAAGCAATCCTTATGATCGCATTACTCGCATCAGCGGCGGGGAAAGCAATCGTAAAATCACCCGCACTGGAAGACTTGTCTGCACTAAAGTCCAACACAATAACGGAGGGATCGCCACTGGCCGAATCATTAAAAACAAGCGCCCCCCGTGCCGTAATGGTGGAGGAGGTCCAGGTGCTATCCGAAAAATCGGTTAACGCAGTCGTACCGCTGGTTGATGGATCTACGCGAGTCAGCGTATTTCCTTTAGCAGTGTAACCTGTACCAGAAACCTCGTTACTGGATGTATAAGCTGTCGTAGCTGCCGTAAAAGAGGCACTGTTGGTATACAACGCAATTTGAAAGGTACTGCCACCACTGTTTAAAAAGTTGTGCTTGGCTTCCATCAACTCTTGCTTGAAAGACGTACACATAAAGTTTCCGGTAAAAGCCATGTCAAATGACCTCCATTTTCTTCGCCAAATCAAAATAGCCTTCTTTTTCCAAAAGGGCGCGTATGGTTACTCGTTCACTTCGAGCCACTTTGGAAAAATAATGAATAAGAATAGTCTTAACCTGTTCACGAAAAGCGAATGCTTGCTCCCGGATAGGCATCGGAGTATCCATGGAGACAGACACGATTCGCTGTACAGCAGCCTCTGCCCATTCCTCAGCATTCATGCCCCGGTTTTCGGTTGTAATAACCGTGACAGATCCAACATCACCATCCATATCAAACATTTAAGCTACATCTCTCCTTAGACTGTCATAACGGTACTGGTCTCGGGAGTTTTCACCTTCTCCAAGATTCTTCAACCATTGCAGGGATTCCTGGAATCTCGAGTTATACAAGGCCAATAAGTCCTGTTCGCCCTTCATAAACGTATAAGCTTCCACCAAGGCACCGTATAAAAGAGCCAGTTCTGCATTGGTTCCAAGCCAACTTGTACCATCTGAAGATTCTGTAATCGACTGGGGCCTATAAAAATAATGAAGTTCCATGGTATACCCGGAATCCGGCGTAGGCGCCAACAAAAAAGTCGTAGCATCAAAATCGGAATAATAGAGGGGAACGCCCGTGGTACTTGTATTAGGGTTATAGTCCTGGGCGAAGGTCACATGCTTGTATAACAGAAACTCGTTTTTAGAACTATTGATTACACTTAAAGAAAACGGGGCAAGAAAATCCGTTGGCTTAGTCAAAAACCGATTAGAAGAAGTGACTGTCCCCTGAACATTTTTACGAAAAACATCCAGTTGACACTCTTTTAGAATACGTTCCTCAGAATTTAAGATAAACCGCGTCAACTGATCTGTAAAAGTGGTCTCAGTATTCTGCGTATAGTCCTGAATCGCTGTTTTTAAAGTTGTAAATGTAAATGCCATATCACGAACTCACTGTAACTGGACCAGCTGAGGCAAAACCCCCACCACCTAAGACATTTCCGGTAGTTGCAGTTCCACTGCTGGCGGAAAAAGTATAACTGTCATCATCCACTTTCGTGATGCTGTAGCCACTGGCACCTTCTATAACGGCTTCTGTAAAACCATCAAATGCCTCTACATCTCTAAATCGCACCGTGTCGCCGGTACTTCGGCCATGACCCGGTTCTGTAACAGTAATGGTTGCCGATCCACTGGAACCGGACTTGAAAGCGTTAAAAGGCAATAAAACCATCACAGGAGGTTCAGTCCTGTCAGGACGGCTTATCTTTAACGCTTGCGGATCTGGATCGGATCGGGAAGGTGTTAATTGAGGCTGTTTAGGCTCATATTCATCTCTTCCTACCAAAAGGTCATTCCATTCACGGATCATGTCCTTTAAATGATAGGCCCTCCCAGATCGGTCTGAGATCCCAAGAGCATGTTTTCCACTTGCGTAACGTGCCATTTAGAAATGCTTCGTTTTTGTCCTGCCGTTACGGGCTAAACCACCTTTCCTCCATCTCCATTCAGCAGCCCCACCAATTGCATCATCATCTGAATGATATGTAAGTCCAAATCTTCTGGAACCACCCCTTTTATTGCGCGTAGAATAACCTACACCAGCTCTAATCTCCTTCCATAAAGGTCTTTCATCACCTTCTATATAAGCATCTAGATGGCCATCTCTAACAGCCTTTTCAAAAAGAGTTAATCGTGCCATTTTTAAACCCTCAATGACTGATAAGTCGGAACCAAGCGTAAAGGCACCCCATGATCAATATCCTGGGAAGCCGCACGTTCAAATTCCTCCTCATACACCATTTTTAAAACCTGAATCCGTTGTGGCGATTTTTTCATTGAAATTTGATAAGCCAATCCTGCCACCAGACATGGCAGAAATCGAAATGGTATATCTGCGTTATCCACCCCAGCATCAGCATCCTGGATCCGCTTGATGCGGTAATAAATCAGGGAATCTGTGGAATTTTCAGGCACGGGCCATACTGTGATGGTGGGCGTTATTTGTCGAGCTACATAAAACTGCGTCGGTCGTCCCTGGGTTGTTTTCTTCGGGATCGTAAGATATTGAGAACGACTGATACGAGACATCGAAATGTCCTCGCTATCACGTCTGACAACCATCTCCAAAATGTCCCCTGCCGCCTGAACATCAGCCAAACTGGGAACAGACGATACGGTAGTAGTGGCGGCACTCGAAGAACCCGTAATTGTTTCTGTCGCTGTAAAAGTGCCGCTAGGTACCGTTATGGTCATGGTAGTGCCGGAAGGAAGCGTGATTATTTCCGCAGTAACACCGCTGGTGCCCCCGGTAATGGTCTCTCCCACGCTAAAACTGCCTGATGCGCCTACCGTCAGCGTAATCGTACCTAAAGGATAAGTTGCAACAGCAGAGGAGGTGGATAACTGGGCTACTGTTTGCGTAATCTGCTCAATTGTCCAAAGATTAAGACCTCGATTGGCCCAATCCGCAAACAAAAGATTAAGCGACCTACGAGCTGTTTTCGCGTCATAACCCGTCCGAAGCTCGAGGCCACATCTCTCGAAGGCTTCCTCCGTGATTTCGGCCATGTTCAGGTTGAAATCAACCGATCCAGAAGTTGCCATATTTATCTCCTCATCTATCCTTCATATTAACTCCAGATAGCAATCCTAAGTCCTACCGCAAGTTGACCAAGAACTAGAAAAGCCACACCCCACAAAATTTTGTAGATGTTGTTAATAGAAGTCTGTAAATGTCTAAAATCATTAGTCTTTAAAGACTCTACCTTTTGTGCAAGGAGTTTTATCTCACCTCGTATAGCAACAAGCTCAAGCTCGTTTCTACGAATGGTTTCCTCCTGGGACACCTTAAAACTCCTTGATACATTCCAAAACTATCGAATAGGTATCGCCAGAGCCGTGTCCAACGGTGGTAAACCTAATATCTCCGGTAGGACTTGAAGCAGTGTTAACCAGGCCCCCAAAAGACGAATAATCAAGCATTCCCTGATAGTCCGTAGGCAGCTCCAAAGCCAGCACATCCGTACTTGCATCCCAAAGGATTTTTACAGATACACCAACCGTGGAGAACCAGACTTTATTGATACGAACATCAGTACAAGAAGTTCCAGCACCGCCTGGATATTTAGATAGACCTGAAACATCAACCTTTAAAACGGCTGATTCACCTGTATCCACATAAGTCCAGTTAAAAGAACTTATAAAAATACGCGGTCCATCCTGGATCGTTTTGCTTGTAGTGGTATCAGCCATGGCCTACTCCTTTACTTTGATGAGACCACTCATGACCATCGCCTTGTATTTAGCGGTCCATGGAGGAGGTAGCTCCTTCTTATAACGATCTTCAATCTTGGGCTGATCTGAAGCTTTTTTAGAAGAGGCCGTTTTAGCAGAAGGTTTCTTCTGTGCCATGTATCACCTCTTACGGTTGATCATTGAATTGTGTCATGCCATCCGTAACACGCTGTGCAGCTACCATAATGTAATCACACCAGGCAGCATCCGCAGTCGTGGTTCCAGACATGGCACAAAACCAAGGCGTCAATGCAGAAGTAGGTATATTGCCAGTCGTTGTCGTGACAAGCTTCCTGTCCACATAGAACTGAACGTTGCCCGTTCCGGTAGCAACAAAGCCCAAACGTCGGGTATTAGTTATGCTGGAACTTGATTCTGCACCATCCGCAAAGTCGATACCTGTATCTGTCTTGGTTTCAGTACCTCCGGAATCGCAGTTGGCATAAATGTCAGCGGCGCCTTCAACCAGTAAAAAACCAATTTGGTTATTTGCCGTGAAAGGTACGCCCGTAGCGAACGTGCCGTTTTCAGCCAAGCCCACAAACATATCCATGTCGTCTGCATCGGAAACCGCAACAGTAGCCTCAAAAAAGATTTTTTTGCTGGCTTCGACCATGAAAATTTCATTGCCTTGAATCGATCCGCCAGAGTTGTCAGTAGAGCCATCGCCCGCTGACTTAGCCCAGCCGCCTACATGATCCGCCAGTAGAGTCAACGTACCAGAGTTTAGGACAGCTTTAGTCCAATCATCAGTATCGTCTATATCAACACCCGTAAAGTCATCCATTTTGATGACATAATCAGGGTTGCATTGAAGGGGAAGATTACTGAACCAGGATCCAAGCGCACTGGAATCACTGCCGTGACCACTGTACATAAGGGGTCCAGAAAAACGTGTCGTACCCATGAGGATACCTCCTTACCAAGGTTTCGTTCTAGCGTCGTGGTAAGTGTCTGCTGGGTCAGTCGCTAGAACTATGTTTCCCAGAAAAAGCAGAGGGGGATTTCTCCCCCTCTGAGACGAGCTTTATGCTCCAGGAGAACCAAACACACAACGTGGGTCTGAGTATCCGTAGCTGTAACGCTCACGGGCCTTAAACCTAACGTTGCCTGTGTCAAAGTCTCCTTCCATCTTGGTGGACATGGGC